ACATACCTCAACACATGCTGTATCACAAGTTCCTACACATGGTTCTGCTATTATAAATGGCATTTCTTTTCCTTTATTTTACTACTTTAAATGATGGTAGGTATGTGAAGTACTGAATGGTTTCATCAGTTGTTCCACTACCACTTACAACTTTATACTCAACTCTATAAAATCTATCTGCCAATAAAGGTTTCATATCTAAATTAAAGAAGTTTCCAGTTGAATCACAACTCACTATTGAACCACTTCCATAAGGAATGATAACATCATCCGTATAAGCATCTACAACTTGATAATATGTACTTCCACTTGGTAAATATTTAGCAGTATTATATCCAGTTGAATATCCTGCTGTCGCAGAAAAAGTTTTTTCAGGATACAATGGTCTACCAACGATTCTAAACTTTACCTTTGAACCTTCCTTATATGAATCTCTTTGACTTCTTGGATACAATCTAGCATCTTCTAATTCTACATTCGTTAAGGGTTCTAATGAACCAGTTGACCATACTGAATCGTCCCAAACGGCTTCTAACTTTGGTTGGTAAATTGTATGTGTCTCACGACTAAAGAAAGAGAAGGTTCCCATTGATACTGAACTACCCTCATCAAGAGTTTCATCAGTATTACCAATACTACCACTTCTCTTTACCATAAATCCTTCATTTGGTACATCACCATGAACCCAATTCCAAACAATACTTGTTACATCCATCCTTACATCACTTGGTTCATTATTAAAAGATTGACTTGCTTCATATTGGTTGTACCAAGTTCCACCCGAACCAGTCATCAAAGTACTCCATTGAGTTTTATCAGTACCATTATCTCTGTAATTCCAACTACAACCATTAGTAATAATAGGATTATTATCTTCTTTTCCAAATCCCATATCCCAAGATTGACTTACAGGATAAGCATATAAGTTTTGATTTACATTGAGACCACGAGAATTAGCATCGTATAAATTTAAATAAAATTTTGTGTAAGAACTTGATGGAATAAGTCCACTTGATATTGAGGACGATATGTATGTGGTATCGAATTTTATTAAAATTCTACTTACTCCTTGAACTACCCCAGCAGCACTCACATCTTTAGTGACTTCTAAAATTTCATCAATACCTGTATTTTGACTTCCACTTCTTGAGTAGAGTACGGAATCTTTTTCAGCGTATTCAAAATAGTGCATTTACATCTCCTATAGTTGATTACCAGTAGAGTCACCGATAGCCCGACCTTCAATATCTGTATTTGGATATTTCAATTCAAATATACTTGGGTCGAGTGATGGATAGACTATACCATCTTTGGTTGCGTAATTGATATCGTAAATATTACCTGAGTAACCATCAGAGCTTGAAAACTTATTAGTAATCAACACTTGTAAATTTTTTGGATTGTCTTGTGTTGGTGGTACTATAGCTCCAACTCCATCTACTATAGACAATTCATAAGCTAATTCTTGAATTATGATTGGTTGATTAATTTGCCATCTAGCTACATTAAAGAATTGTTTTACCTTTTCTATACAACGAAGTGTAACTTCTTCTTTATTGAATCCAGCTCTAGCTATGAAATTGAATTTCACACCAATGTTAATTATAAATGCATTTTTTATATTTACAGCATCCGTTACAAGACGATATTGTGATAGATGAGTTTTAATATTTTCTTTGGTCGCAATACTAAGTTGTGTCAATTGTCCACTTCCATTGTATCCTAAACAATATAGATTTAGTGCGTTTGGATTTGGTAATCTATTACTACTTCCAACATCTTGTGCCTTAACATCATTGAATCTTTGGTCAACAAATATATTTGTTGAAACTTCCTTTTGGAATGCAGGTAGATTTAATTGTTCATCTTGTACAATATAAGCTTTTGCTACAGCTCCAAATTTTGGTGGTAAGGAATAAACTCTCGTTATGTAATCTTCTTTTGTTACTGCTCTTCCTTGTGATTGGAAGTAAGCAAGTGCATTTTCTTTAAGTTCTTTTGTACTTTCCGCTCCCTTTGCACCAGTGGTTGGCTGTGGATTCGTAACTCCAATTGATTCTACAACAGTATCTAAAACACCACTACTAAGACCATTAGTGTCGATAGTGTATTGAAAGTTCGACAAGGATGTGATTGTATCACTTGGCACATTATCTGTTATTCCACCACCATATGAGTATTTTATTGTTAAGGTCGTGTTTGCTGGTGCTTGACCATAAGCCTTTGTATTTAAAAAGTTACTTGGGTCGAAATACTGGTCTAAGTATGTCGGACTACCTGGTAAAGACGAACCTACATTATTTGGGTTTGGTATTATTTCCTCATCAGGATTATCACTTATTCCACTACCAAATCTCAATTCTGTTTTTCCATCACCACGAATAAATGTAACAAATCTTCTTGGTGTTTTTAGAAGTTTTAAAATGTATGGAGCTTCATCACTATATTGTGATAACTCAGGATCATTAGCTTGTGTATTTCTCACGGAATCAAATACAGTATCTTGTGCTAAAAAAGGTACTTCTTTCCAATTATTTCCATCACTATCCGTACAAGAAATTATTTCCAATACATTTGTCTGTCCTAACAAACCTCTTGGATACTTTTGAGCTGCTCCAAACACAATCTGTTCTTCAGAAATATTTCCACTTACGACTCTTACAGATTTTTTCAATAAATAATAAGTGACCTCATTACCACTATCCACTTCGTAGGTCGTGACTGTGGTTGGGTCAAATGAACTTGAATAGGAAAAGTTTACATTTTCACGAATACGAAATGTCACGCCTGTAGTTGATTCAACTGTACTACCCTCATTGACTTGTAGAGCATATGAATAATTTGGTACATTATTTTCACCACTACCTTTTGCTGGAACTATTTGAAAAATATCAACCACACCTTGTGATGCTGTAGCCAACTTGGGTTTATATCCAAATGATTGTGCCATCTCATACAAATTTTGTTGGTCTGTAGAATATGCCAATAATTGTTCTTTAAACTGAGAATCTACATAATATGAAAGAACATCACCAACATAAGATGCCATTTCGATAAACATCATACCTGGTGATGACTCGTTAAAATCATTATAAGTATTGGGATAGTATTGTTTTGCAAACTCGATAAGATTCGATTTGAATGAATCAAAATCTTTATTTAAATATCTTATTTCTTTTTGTGGCATTTAGTTTCTCCTACTCTCCAATTAGAAAATCTAATGTAAGACTTTCATGTACTTCAGGTCTTATCGTCAAAGAGAATTCTATTTCAATAATTAGTTTATTAGGTTCATCTTCATCAGGTTGAACACTTAATTCTTTTACAATTACATGAGGTAACCATTGAGACATAGCTTCTTCAATTGTAGACCTCACATCATCAATCAAGGTTTCAGACATTGGTTCGAATAATACTTGTAAAAGACCACATCCAAATTCAGGTTGTCCAACTCGTTCACCTTTATTAGTCAATAGTAAGTTTCTAATATTACTACTTGTTTGTGTTAGGGTTGTTGAAGTGCCAGGAAAAAAACCACTACCATCAGAATGATCCATTGGTAATGGTACACCAATTTTTACATCAGGATCTAAATCTTTTTCTAATACACTTGACAACTAATTTCTCCTATGGACGAAATGGTTCTTTTTTCTTATTGATAGCTTTCATCAATCCACTATAATCTCTTGTGAGTGCGTTTACAACATCTTCACCAACTTGTTCAGAACTGACACCTTGTGCCTTAAGCGATTCTACCGCTCCAACTTGTCTTGCCTTTTCCTTACCTTGTGGAGTATTTCTCATCATTGGATTTCCACCCATCAATTCATGTACTCTATCAGATGTGTAGGTTCCACCACCCATCGTTGGATATTCAGAATCACCTTGTGGAATACCACCAGCCGTTTCATTTAAAATTTTATTTAGAGATTCATTTTTGGTATACTCTTTATAAACTTTCTTTTTTGGTTTAGGTTGGGTGTACTCTTGTTCTGCTATTTGAGTTAAAGAGGATGAGACTTCATCTTCTATGGAACGACTTGCCAAAGCTTTCTTTCCTTCATTAATAAATATCTCATTTACCTGTTTCTTAACTTCTTTACGAACTAATGTCTCCAATATCTTTATTAGTTCTTTCTTTTTCATTTTAGACTCCTATTCTAAATTATTGTGCTAGATACCACACC